CTGCCTCCGTTCGACTACGACCTCGACCACATCGACGGCTCAAGCGTGAAGGAAAACGACGAGTTCGTTCACGGCTACGCCGGAATGCACGACATCAAGCCGAAGCTGGCACGACAGCACAATCAGTCGGCCAAGGACGTTCTCGGATACCACTACGCCAAGTTCTGCCATCCTGAGTTCTGGCGCGACAAGCCGACCACGCTGCCGCAGATTGACGACCTCGACCTGCAACTGTCCGCGTCGATGATCGGAAACTTTGAAGATGGGCGGCGCATCGCGGACAAGCTGGCGAACGAAAGACCTGATGACTCGCGTGCTGCCTTTAATCGTGGCTGGTACGAACTGCGCGACGGCAAGATTCAAGACGGCTACCGACTGATGCACCAAGGCCGTCGCGTCGGCATCTTTGGCGACAAGGCACCGCACACGCCGCAGCCGCTCTGGAACGGCCAAGTCGGCACGGTGCTGCTGCGCTTGGAAGGCGGTCTAGGCGATCAGATTCATCAAGCGCGGTACACGGCCAATCTCGTCGCGCGTGGCTGCAAGGTGGTGCTATCGGCCAGCGGCAGTCTGTGCGCGTTGCTCAAGGACATTGCGGGCGTGTCTGCCGTCGTCCAGCACGGCGCAGAGTTTGGCGTGTATCACGACTACTGGCTTCCGGCAATGTCTGCTCCGGTGCCGCTCGGTCTTGAACTGGCTGACATCTCAGGCAAGCCGTACATCGCACGTCCGCACGTCGCGAAGGATCGGCTAACGATTGGCCTGCGGTGGTCTGGTAACAAGCAGTTCGAGAAGGAGCATCACAAGCTGTTCCCGCCTGCGCCGTTCTTCGACGCGGTGAAGCGCGACGGTGTGCGGTTCATCTCGCTGCAACGTGACGCCGATCTCGATGCCAAGCCTGATTGGGTCGAGACTGTTCCGCTCGACTCGTGGCTAGATACGCAGCGCGCCGTTGCGTCCTGCGACCTCGTAATCAGCTCTTGCACGTCCGTTTCGCACTTGGCTGCGGCAATGGGAGTCAAGACCTGGATCGTCATTCCCGTGATGGCTTACTACCTCTACGCCTTGCCGGGACCGAAAACGCCTTACTGCGACTCGATGAGGCTGTTCCGTCAAAGCGTCTTTGGTCAATGGCACCATCCTATGGAGGAACTGCGCAACGCTGTCGCTGAATTATGAAATACGCTTACACCGAAAACGGTCAGGTCATCGACGGTCCGCGTTCGCTGCCCAACGGCTGGCGCAACGTGTCTGGTCTGTGCTACATGGGCGACGAGAGTTTGCGCGCGCTGGGTTGGTTGCCATATGAGACCATCGACAACGGAGGAGAAGTGCTGGATAAGACCGTTGTGCAGGTGCTGGCCGACAAGGTTGTTGAGACGCGCGTTTATCGGTACAAGACCGCCGAGGAGATCGCCAAGGAGACCGAGGACAAGAAGAAGCACGTCCGGCATGATCGCAACGGTCGCATCTCTCAGTGCGACTGGACGCAGCTAGACGACACGCCGCTCGACAACGTGGCAAAAGCTCAGTGGGCGAGCTACCGTCAGGCGCTTCGAGACGTTCCTGCGCAGCCTGGCTTTCCGTTCAACGTTATTTGGCCTAGCCAGCCCGAGTAAGTTTAACGCCAGCCGCTTCTATGTGGGCTGGATAACTGATCTCCTTTTTAACGCTGGCAGCGGCGGTCTGTTCGGCATGGTCGGCTCGCTGGCGACGACTTGGATGCGCCTACGCGAGAAGAAGCTGGATAACCAGTTCCAGCTTGATCTGCTCGACAAGCAAGCAGCGTCAGCCGAGGCGGTTGCGGCTTGGTCTGCATTTACGGCGTCACAGTCCGCATCTGCATCGGATATGACCGAGAAGGTCGCGCCTTGGGCCGCTAACGTGCGCGCGGTCACTCGACCGGCGCTGACTGCCTTTCTCGTCGTCGGCGCGTTCATCGCGATTCTGATCATCGATGACGAATCCGTGAAGGCTAACGCGCTACAGTCTTTCCAGATGCTCGCCGGAACGTCCGTAGCATGGTGGTTCGGCTCACGCATGACGACGCAGATTAATCAATCGAAACGATGAACGACCACGCTGGAGCTAAACTGCTGTTCGCCAACGTCGGCGCATGGCTCGGAACCATTATCAGCCTGCAAAACGTGCAGGTCGTTATCGCGATTCTGTCGGGTCTAGCGTCACTCGGAGTCTCTATTCTGTCGATGATGTGGCTTCAAAAGAAGCTCAAGTCCTTGGAACACGGCGATAAGGAAGAACCGTGATTTAACGCTTGCGGCAATTGTGATGACTGAAAGTCCACTCCTGAACTTTGCGCGCGGCTTCGTCGGACAGATCGATGAAGCGGCTGGCGTGATTCACGACGTTGCGGTCATCACCGAAGGACGCGCGCTGGGTCATGGCGTCAACATCGACGCGACCACGCTTGAGCAGGTCAAGGCGCAGGCTGAGACCTACAGCGGCGGTCTGAAGGTGAAGATGGATCACGGCGGCGGCGCGGCTGACATCGTCGGCTACCTGACCGAGTTCCGCATCGCCGGCAACAAGCTGATCGCTAACTTCCACGTCCTGCAAAACACGCCGCATCGCGCGTACATTTTCGAGATCGCGAACAAGATTCCAGACACGTTCGGGATGTCGATTGCCTTCTCTGGTCCGACCGAGATGGCGTCGGACAAGAAGACGGTTCTGCAACGCTGCTCTGAGATCTACTCTTGCGATCTGGTCAGCGAGCCTGCCGCGAACGCCGATGGACTTTTCAGCATGAAGAAACTTCAAGAAGTCGAGGAGCCAAAGGGTTCCATCGAGATCGAATTCCCCATGAACGAAGAATCCAAGGCGGCCATTGCTGCCATGATTGAATCAGCCATGATGGGCCTGGGCGAGCGCCTCTCCAAGTTGGAGTCGATGCTGCCGAAGCCTGAAGACAAGGAAGTCGCTATGGCTTCCCGTAACGACGAGATCAAGCTCGCTGCTGAGGCGGCTGGTCTCGCTGCTGTCAAGGAGTTCGCCAAGTCCTTTGGCGCTCCGGTCACCAAGCCCATTGCCTCCGAGGCTCCTGCCGCTCCCGCTCCGGTTGCGCAGAAGTTTGAGGAGCTGGTTGCCGCTAAGGCTTCCGAGCTGAAGGGCGACAAGAGCGCGGCCATCGCGTTCTGCGTGAAGAATCACTCCAACGAATACGCCGCCTTCCGCTCCCGCGTGCAGGCCGGTGAAGTCATCAAACTCTAACTAACCATGAGCACCCAGTACTTCGGCACGGGATCCTTCCTTGCCAATGCGACCATCACCGCTTTCCGCGCTGTGGTCATCTCCACGAACGGTGGCGTCGGTCTGTCGGCTACGGCTGGCAGCGTTGACGGCATCGCTCAGATCGATGCGGCTTCCGGCGACTATGTCACCGTGAAGTTTCTCAACCAAGGCGGCACCCAGAAGGGTACGCTCGTCGGCGGTCCGGTAACGGTGGGTGACACCATTTATGCCGGTGCGTCGGGCCAAGTCGGTCCTGCCGGGACCGTCATCATCGGCAAGAGCCTCACCAGCGCGAGCACCGATGGTTCCATCATCGAGTTCATCGCGAAGAACCTCTAATAAGCACCTACCATGTATACTAACGCTGCTGCCATTTACCGTTCCGATCTCGCTGGCGTTGTCGAGCAGGCCAAGGACTGGGAGTCCAACCTGATCGGCACGCGCGTGATGCCCATCCTCAACGTTCCTCTCCGCGCTGGTCAGTATCCTTCGTTCAAGCTGAAGGAAGGCCAGCTCCTCAAGAGCGACGTCAAGAACCGCACGCCGTACTCGACGTATGCGCGCGGCACTCGTTCCTTCACTCAGGAAACGTATACAGCTTCTGAATACGGATATGAGGAAGCCGTAGACGATACGGTCGCGCTTGACGTGAGCCGTTTCTTCGACGCCGAGGTCGTTGCTGCCAAGCTCTGCTTGCGCAAGCTCCTCCTCGCTCATGAGCTGCGCGTTGCTGCGCAGATCTTCAACGCTTCGACCTTCACGTCGACCAACTCTGGCACCGCCTACACGACGGGCAATTTGGCGACGTTCGATGTGGGTCTGGACGTTGAGTCCGCGATTGATCGCATCCTGGCGCTGGGCGAAAGCCGCGACAACCTCCGCGTTGTCATGAGCAACCCGGTCTGGACGCGCATCAAGGCTTCGACGAAGTTCCAGAATCGTCTGCGCGGCACGGGTCTTTCGACCGACACGATCCTCAATGCTTCGCAGCAGGCCGCTGCCGAGGTCTTCGGCGTTGCCGAGGTTCTCATCGGTCGCGCCAGCTACGATGCGGCGAAGGAAGGTCTGGCGTTTTCGAGTGCTAACGTCTGGTCGACCGATTACATCTGGGTCGGTTCGGTGACCGATGCTTCCTCCGGCTACTTCGGCGGCGGCACGGGCTTTACGCTGAACTGGCAGGAGTACGGCAGTCCGACCGGCGTGTTCACCTACCGTGACGAGGCGATCAAGAGCGACATCGTTCGCGCTTCGCACTACGTCTCGGAGAAGGTGGTCAATGCAAATAGTGCCCAGCTCGTGGCGACCCAGTATAGCTAATCTCTGTTAGGGTTGTTGTGTTCTCCCCTCA